TTCAGGATTGTTACCCATGCCTGACGAATCAAGCGTAGCTTTAAGTTCAGGCGTACCAAATTTGTTAATTACTTTTACAGCCAGGCCAACATTCTTATCAAGATTATCCCCGCCAAAGTCCTTATCATCTTTTAGTTCCTGAAGCCAATCGTCTTGCTGCTTATTAAACGCATCCTGTAATTGGCTGTTAAAATTTTCAGCCATTGATTCAGCGCGTTTCGATTGTAAATCAACAAGCTTTTGTGCCTGATTCTGGTCAAGATTTAGCTCTTTAGCTATCTCATGAAACTCAGCTAGGTCATCGTCATTGATTTCAATACCTTCTGGCAATGTAAAATCATCATACGCTTCGGGCGCACCTTTAGATTCTTCATCGTCATCTTTATCTTTTGACTTGTCATCTTTGTCTTTATCATCACCAGATTTGTCATCATCTGATTCATCTTTTATTTCTTTGCCATGCTGATCAAATGTACCATCATCAGTCTTATTGCCGTCAGCATCATAACGATCAACAACAGTTTCATCTGTTTTTGTTACGTCAGTGTTTGCATCAACATTTTCATCATCAGCGCCGGTTGTAGTATCGCCAGCTGGTGTTAGTAATGTTTCGCCTGTCATTGTCTTAATCCTCCAAAGGATTGTTGGTTATGTTATTTATTTTCTTTCGCCATCTTCATATAAAGTTCTTCAGCATTTGACATTACATCATTGAATAGCTGAAGACCAATATTCCGTTCACCTTCGTTAAAATTAGTCTTGCTTAAGTTCGTATCAAAGCTTGATTCAAATATATGGCACTTAACTAAGTATAGCCAAACAATTCGCCTTCCGCGAACATTACCCATGAGCCACAACATGTCATCCTTAAATACTTCAGCTTTGGTTTTGTTCTTTTCTTTTATCGCATTAACTTCATTTTCATTTGATGCGTCTGGTGATTTTTCGTTTTGCATAATCTTTATATCCACTTAGTGCCTTTATTGCTTGTGGTTACTCTGCGGTTTATTAAAGTTTTCATCCATCAAACCATATTCCAGTGCCACGCTTAAGATCAACCAGCATTTCTTCAAAATAGCTATTTGAAATTACACTTGGGTAAGCTGTTAATAGCTGGCAATACTCGCTAATATAAGTAGCTAGTCTTTCAGTTCCGCCGCCTGTTTGTGCATGATAATAAATGCCGCCGCCAATTATTAATGAACGAGCAATATCAGCGCCAAAGTCAGTAACTATATTAAATGCAGCCTCATTGGTTGTGTCTTGCGAATACCATATTGACGTGTAACCATCATGCCATTTATACGAGTGGTTAAGGCTTACTTTTACAGCTTCATTTGTAGGATATGTTTCATCGCCGCTTATCATTGGGTGAGTAGCAAAGCCACCATAAAAGCCATCAGTATCATAAACGCTATCTGTACTGCATAAGAACTTAGCAGAAGCTATCCCCATGTCATTACCATCCATTAATGAAGGATAACCAGCCCCATAACCGTCAGTTCCTAGAATAAAGCCATAATCAGTTAATTGATCGCATCCCCATTTATAACAATAAGAAGCCGCCTTGAATTGGTCAATTGCTGCTCCATCTGAACTACAATTTTCGCCGAAAGTATCGTAAGTATTAGTGCCGTTATAAACATCAATCTCGTGATTCATATGACGGAATATACCGCCTGAGCCAACGGAAGTTTCAGACCGAGCTTTAAACCAATCAAGCACATCCGTTTCAGATAATGCAAGCGTATCGGCAGAAGTAGTACTCCCCCAAATGTCACCAACCCAAACTTCCTTAATTCCATAAGAAACTAGAGCGTTATAGATAGTATCCAAATCACCCGCTGTGTATGCTGCTTGCGCGTTAGCATTAGATAAATTATCAATTCTTAATTTGCAATGGCGTTTATTCAGGTGAGCTTTTAACTGTGTTGCTCTCGCTTCACTTGCTTGATCTACCATCCATTGAGCACCAATCCACGGTTTAGCTAGTGTTTGTGTGGAGCTTACGCCGCCTATCTGATACAACATATTGCTACCGTTGTATGTGCGACTGAATAGAGACACTTCATTCGATGCGTCTTGAGCATGAATAGTTATATCTGACTCCCAAGTAACCGCGGGTTTCCCGTAAAAAGACACTTGGCCTGACTGTCTACCCTGCCAGTTTTCTAGTGCTGTTGCTTGGGTTAGAACGGTTGCGGCATTAACTGTTAAAATACCAGTCACAACTCTAGCCGCACCGCTTGCGCTGGTGCTTAGTGCATTTGCCACATAACATGGCGGCGTATTATCAAACAATGCCAATGTAGCCGCAAGTGAAACATAGTCAGACGCATCGTTTATATTAGGCACACAAACCAAATCCCAATCATCTTGAAACACTTGATCGCCCGCTGTCATATCAGCTTCATTATAATCAGCAACATAGCAGCCAAGGGAGTTAAACAGTCCTGTACATGCTTTATAATTAAACCGTGTTTTATCTACTGCGCCAGTTGTTGGGCTTAATAGTAAAACTCTAGGCGGTGGGTTACTTTGTGAGAATTTAGCCACGGCGCACCACCTTAGCCATAGCAGTAATAGTACCAGTCCCTGCTCCACTGGCTAGACCGAAAGTTACAAACGGGTACATCTTAATGTTACGGGTAAACCCTACTGCATCAGCACCAGCATCGAAATCACTAAAACCTAAAGCATGTTGCTCCGCTGCACCACCTGCTAGAGCTTTGATAGTCTCAGAGTTAATAGCCGCTACACCATCAAACGAATAATATGCAGTTATGTTTCCTGTCTGTGCCGCTGATGTCTCGAAGTGAAGCAAGCCGTCAACTAGATCTCTGGTTGAAATCCACACGCTAGATGTGACAGTTGCCCCTGTAGCTACCGCGTTAAGCAACTCAACTATCTCATTCGAGCAAGTTACTTTTGTATCATCGCTCTTTACAGATACAGGAACTATTCCGTCTTTATGCTTTCCTGGTTCAAAACCTAGTTGTGCTGTCATGATCTTTTCCTCATTAAATTAAATTACAAACCTTCAATATGACCTTGAACCTTCATGCCAAAGAATAACAGTGATTGTATATCATCCTGATTATAGACTTCAATCTTATCACCTGCATCACCGTCAAGCCTAATTACAACGCCAAGCTCAGAGAACGCATCACGTCCTGATGTTCCATAGGTAGTTGTTCCAACACCAGGGCCACCACCACCGCCACCACCAGCTGTTCTTACGCTAAATTCAACATCAAACATATCAAGCTTCATATCAGCAGCAGATCGCCAATTTGTTAACGTGCTATATGTTCCGTTTATCTTTGTTCTAAGAAGAATACCATTTGTTAATTCAGGCAAATCACCAAACAAACTTAAGTCACCTTCAGCAGTATGAACCATAGACATTAACAATCTGTTGATATGCCACACTTCACCAGGATCAGGGCCAACAATATATTCTTGTGGAGCGGCCATAGATCCAGCTTGACCAGTTGCAGCTATATCAATGATTACTTTGGTTACTGAGTCACCAATGAAGTGAGCCTTATCAAGTCTTCTGTCTAAAGATAATACGTTTCCAACTATGCCCAAAATTCTAGGCATTGTTAGTTCTTTGTTTGCTGTATCAATATAAATAAAATCATTAACAGCAAATCCGGTAGCACTAGCAACTTCAATTTCAGTATCATTAACAGCCGATACAGCAGCAACAGTTGTTATTACAGCTGTTAGTTGCCTGAAGTATTGATTAACCATTACATTGTGAACGTCTGCATGATGAACATTTATTGCGTTCTTAAATGCATTAATTGGCACAGGTTTTCTTGTGATGGGATCAAATCCCCACATAGTGACCGGCATTCCAGAATGATAGCCTGGATCGTTCATTATCCTGCCTGCCCGCCAAGGATATCAGTCAATGCATTCTTGCCTTCTGTATCTGATTGAGATAAATCTTTTGTTGCAGCAGCAGCTTGTTGTGATGCTTCAAGCATTTGCGCCATCTGTTGTTGTTGCGCTCTACCTTGACGGATAACAGCAACATCATCATCAGAGTTAACAAGCTTAGGTGATGTGCCAAGAGCTTCAGCAAATTCATCAACAGCTTGATCAAAATTAAACTTATCAATAACTTCAGCACCTTGACCGTTTGCTTGAGCAACAGCAATTTCACTAACGAATCCTGCAAGACGTTGAATGCCAGATGTAGCAACAGACTTTTGAGCCTGGGCAAGAATACTGATGTATTCAACCTTAAGATTTTTTCCCTGTAATTCTTCTGGTGGTGGCGGCAACATATTATTTCTAGTTGCAATATTAAATGTTCTATCAATAGCAATATCCAATGCTTCATCATTCAGACGTTCAAGCACAGGCCCAACCATTAATAGTTTTTCTTCATGACGTTCTTCAATCTCTGTTGCAGTTATCTGCCTACGATCTGATTGACTGATCATCAAGAATAAATCTTCATAGAAGCCACGTGATATCTGGCGTTCTGATTGCCTAATACTTTCTTCCATTGCATTGATATCAGGTCTGATTTGATACGCTGGTTTAAATCCATCTTGACCTGTTTTTGTATCAACAAAACTAATGTGACCTGGAAGAACAGAATTGGCTTTACCTTCCATTGAAGATGGGCCGGTCATTGGTGGATTGATAACCTTTTGCATTGCCTTTGCAAGTTCACGTTCTTTTAACTGAAGACCCTTAACAATGCCTTTTGTATCATGACCTGGGCCAGTTCCATAAACGTCAGAACTATCAGCTATCCAGCGAGGCGCAATCAATGGATTGTCTTCATATCCTGATTCACGTAGAAAACTACCTTCATTAGAAGACTTCTCATACCACAATGAAGCAATTGGCATATTGTCTGGTGTAGCAAGATTATGATCACGAACTTTTCTTGGCTCGATAACGTGAACAACGTCAACATATTTATCTAATGCCTTTGCGTTATACATTGATCTTACATTCTCAGAACAGTTTTCTAGCCCAAACTTATCAACAACTTGTTGAACCGTAAAAGGAACATCACGATACATGGTATCTGCAAGACCAAACTTATTTGTTGCTAGTCGATATGATCCAACCGTGTGTGTTGTGCATCGAATGACTTCATCAAAGTCTTCTTCAATGACCATGCAGCCAGTACCAAAACCACCAAGTTCAGTGTATAGAACAGGCAACGCTTTATAGAAATTAGACTTAGCGAATATTGCACGAAGAATAACTTCTACTTCATGAAGCCAATTCTTAACAGCTGATGATTCCATAACCTGAACATCAGTTGTGATTAGCCTGAACCAGGGGCGAGCAGGTGAAGTAATGCCAGCCATCATGCCAGCTGATAAAGTACGCAATGCATAAGTTGCAGATGGATTGATTATCTTGTTGTTTATCTTGCCTCCTTTGTTTACATCAGACGTTAAGAATCTTCCGCGCCTGGGAAGAATGAAATCAGATATGGTTATATAGTCCTGCTTCCAACTAGCAAACACTTGATCAAGTGCGGTGTGTCTTTTCTTGAACTTGCTTAATTCATCAGCCATGTTATTGACCTAATAATGTTTTTTGTGAAGTTACTGGTGAACCTGTTAATCCACCGGAGCCAGTTAACAATGTTGATGATCTACCACTTGCGCCACGTGCTTTATCACGTTCACGCTGTCTTGCTGCTTGAACTTTTGGATCAGTTGCTTTTGGTGGCGCGTCAACATCTTCAGCTTTTGGTATATCTGGAAGCTTTGGCGTTAATACGTCCTTGATAACTTTCCCGCCTATAGCTGTTGCTGCTACTGCACTCACTGCCGGTATGATGAATGGTGTACACATTAGAATCTAATCCTCATAAGGGTCATAATCGCTTTGCAGTTTGTTGCGTCCAATGTCTTCAACAAATCGTGTATCACGCTTTTCAACTGGACTTGCTAGAGTTAGCGCAAGACTATCACCATCATCAGTTGAAGCCAAGCCCCGCTTCTTCATGTCATCTTTCGACTCAAGCACCAATCTATCCTTTCTATCCAGGTGATATTCAGGTGCAATAAGATCATCACGAAGTTCTGCGTCCTTATCAATGTCAGCTGTTTCAAGCCAATCACGCAGCAATGCCCACATTTCAGCACGTTTATTTGCATACTTTTCAGCATCATCAGCAGCAGAACCAAATTGAACCTCTATTACCTTATAGCGCAATTGATTCAATCTATCAATGATAGGGCCACCGATACCGCCACCATCACCAAACACAGCATCAGGCCGTGATCCATACAACCTTTCACATTGATCAAGGTGATTAACAATGATTGATGCAGCCTTCATTGAGTTACGTTCTTTGAATTTAACTGGTGGGAACGCTTTTCTTCCACGCCTAGCACGTATAACAGATTTGTCAGCACCAGACCTAGCGAAGTCAAGACCGATAACCAATGGTGAATACTGATCATCTTCAAGTTCACGAATCCTTGCAGCTTCAACGATATCAGATGGAATGAATTGTTTTTCAGATTGAGAAGGAAACTGCCCAAGTATCCTGACCTTTACATAATCAGAATCAGCACCATACAAATCTAAATCTTGTTGAATCTTCTTCTTGTTGGTGATTGTTACTTTGCTTGAATCAATATTTCTAGTTGTCCATACTGATCTATGCTTTCCCCAACATTCACGAAATGCACCGGTGTTACGAGTAGGATTGCCAAACGCAAACCACATTGGTTCACCATCAGTTAAACCACCTTCTGATACTTCCCATATTTTATCTGGAATGTTACTGGCTTCATCGTAAAGATAAAATGACGTACTGTTTGCAGCGTGTTGACCTTGATATGAATCTGAGTTTTCTTCACGACAAGTCTGACCAGAACAGAACCATGATTCAGGATGCTCTTTATGACGCATCTTCATGTTGCCCTTACCAGTGGTTACATCAAACCAATGACCAGTTATACTTTTCTTTGTCCACTTAGCAATTTGCGCCCAGGTCTTTGTTTCTAATTGTGGTGATGTGTTTGCAGTTATTGTGCCTTGAGCAAATGGCCTGGTTGACATGATCCAGTTGCACAGCCAAGAAATTAATGCAGACTTACCAATGCCATGACCAGATGCAATTGCTTCACGTATTGCTTCAACTGCATTCTTTCCATCAAAGTCATTGGCTTTAACCATTGCGCCAATTTCATCAAGTATTTCACACGCCCAAATATCAGGGCCATATTCACAATCATATTTTGACGCATAGGGTTCAGATAATTTAACCAGCTTGATTGATTCGTCTTCTTCCCAATCATAGGCGTACATCACAAAGCCTAATGGATCAGCAAAGAACCGACCCATATCATCAGCAAGCATTTCATCTGGTGTTAGTTTTTCTTGTGCAGACATTAGGTGTTTTTACTTATTCATCACAGCATGGGAGTATTTAGAGCCAACTTCTGTTATGCCGTATGTCAAGAATAGCCATTTTTCAAACTCAGCCCACATAACAAATGTGACCATGTTGGCTTCTGTTTCAACATATCCAGCCATCGTTGCCACCCATGCTAGAGTAGCTATTACTGATAATATTTTTAACCAAAGTAGTCTTGTTTCTTTGCTTGGAATAGTTTGTTGTATAGTTTCTGCAACCATGATTTTATCCTTTCAAAAAATGCAAATATTGAAGCTAGTATTAACTCTATTAATCCCAATTCAATTGGGTTGCTCCGTTTGGGCTTGTTGGCACCAATACGTTTAACTCAATAGAATTACTATGAACTGACTCAGTATTAAAGAACGCACTGAATGCTGTAACAGTAAAACTATAAATACCTGCCATGCCTGTAGTGTCTACTGTGAACTTATCAGCCGTTACTGTTAAGGGAACAGCTACAGTATCTTGATACACTTGGTAGGTTATATCATTGGCTTTAAATGGTGTGCCATCCGTATATTCTGTTGGGGCTACAAATGATGCAGTTTTACTTTCGCCTTGCAATACATCAACAGCATAAGCGTTAAATGAAAAAGTAAGTGCGATTAAGATTAGTAGTTTGTTCATTTTATTTTCCTGGTTAGTTTAAATTATGCCCATGTATCAATGCATGGATTGTTATCAAGTGATTTCTGTTGATCACGAATACGCTTTCTTGCTTTGCGTGAACGATTGTATTCAGCTTTGTTTAGCTTTTCAGAATGAATCTTCATTTGCTTTGGGGCCATCCTTGATGTTTTAGCTGGTTCAACAGATTCATCATTGATCATTACAGGCCTAGATAAACCAAGACCGGCAATAATAGATAGCAGTATATTTCTTTTCTTCATTAGTGAACCCTTTTTTCAGTTTCGTTGTGTTTAATTCTGTTGCGTGATTTAGTTATTCGATCAGATATATTTTTATCATCAGTGATGTTCATATTGATACTGAATGCTTGAACGTCAACATGCTTACCAATTAAATCAAACAGCTTCATCTTATCAATGAATTTGTATTTAACTATTTCACCAATCTTTTCTTTGTCTTCGCCTTTACCTGAAAACAATTCTTGAACATCAGCGGCAGACAACATGCGCCTCCATACCAAAGGCCAATCAAATATTGATTTGTAGCAGCCATTCACTTGATCAATGATATCGCATGGATCGGCGTTCATCATTTCACCAAGCCTGGTCAATACAAGTTCAGCGGTTATTTTTGTTACTTCAGATCGTTTTGCTCGTGCTTCAGTAATAGCTTTTTGAACTTCAACATGCTTCAACAGTCTTTGGCCCTGTGAGTACGCAGTTTTATCAGAGTATCCAGCATTCTTTGCAGCGTGTGTTGCATTAGGATCAATTAGATACTGTTCAACAAATAGTTTCTGCTTTGCATTTAACTTACTCACCACATGCACCAATCACAATCAACACGACAACAGCCATCAGTCCAGCAATAGGATTAATGACTTGAATTATTTGTTCGATCTTCAATTTGATATTTTCTTTAATCATGTTTTCGATAATAGACCAAGTTGATATGACTATGCAAATTGATGTAAATCAACAGTTTAGACAGTGTGTGTATAATTATGTGTTACGCTTTTTGACTTGTAACCTGTTTGTAACCTATTTGTACCTTTTTGTAACCTCTCTTATTATTATATATATCAATGACTTATCTATATATATATATAAAAGGTTACATATATTTATATATATAGATACGTGTGAGTAAATAGGTGTGTATAATTATACTTATACACAATTATATTTTTCTATATATCTATCGTTGCGGAAAAGCGTAACTTTGTAACCTTTTCGTGATTTCCTGAATGATTTCAATAACATAAAAGGTTTCGTAAAGGTAACACTAGAGGTTACAAAACTGATTCTGTAACACATAATTATACACAAACAGAAAATAATTGAAAAAAACGTGTAGATTTATGTTGA